GCAAGGGCAGAGGCGAGGTCGTTTGCACCCCATGCTTTACCACGGAAATGCTGGACAGCAACGTCCTTGTTTGTGCCAATCTCGTCAACGGTTAGTTCGCGCTCGTCACTTAAAACTTCGCTTTCCCCTTCGAGCCTACCCCACAAAGGCATATTTACAGTTCTGCCGCCTTGCCTTACGAGAGAATTTAACCTCTCATCTTGAGTGATAATATTAGACTGGATAAGTTTGGACTGCTTTTTTGTTTGCTCAATCACGTAATTACTAAAGGTGATTGGCTCGATAATTTTAGCAATGGTTGACATATAAACTCCTTTCATGTGCGTTTTTGCACCCTATGATTTATTTTTTGTATTACACAATAGACCTGCTCCGAAACCTGCTTTCGTCAGATTTTTGAGGATTTTTGCCTAAATGCAAGGGGGCAGGTTCCTCGCATACCCAAAGGTATGCGAGGGTTCTGACGCTGTAGTATTTCGGCAAAAAGACCAAAAAGATGGCGGAATAAGGTTTCGGAGCAGGTCTAATGATGAAACTGTGGCTAATCGGTGCTGAAAACTGGTAGATTTATACCAACAGCCCCTGCCATCTCTCTAGCAGCAGCTGGGTTTTCCCTCATAAGTTGGGCTTGCTTTATCAAACAATACCCATCCCCCTCTGCAAATGGATTTAGGGTAATTGTGCCACCTGTGGGGCTTGGTACATGCGTACCCCCAGTTTTTACTTCGCCAAAAAACTTTTTATAATGCTCATCAGCTTTCAAACCCTCCACCAGCTTGTCCATACCTGTAAATGTGCCGTCTTTAGCTGGCTTTAGGTTTTCACGGTCGTAACCCGCTTTGATAAGTATAGGGATGACGTGTTCATCAAACCCAGCACCTTTTAAGGCTGTGGTGACAGCATTGTCCATTGCCGCAACCTCGGCTTCTTTTGCCGCGCCTTCTTTGGTGGCGGTATGTGCCGTTTGCTCATCAGCAAGGGCAGTTTTAGCAGTAGCCAGCTCGCCCTCTGCGGTTTTTAGCTTGGTTTCGCTGGTTGTAAGCTGGGCTTTTAGGTCTAAAACCACCTTGTCATGTTCTTCTTTTTGCCTGTTAAGCCCATCAATAGTTGCCTCTGAAATGGCGCGGATAATTCCCGCCCGCCCCTCTACAGTAGCGGGTATAATTGCTTCTAAATATGATGTTGTCATTTCTGTCTACCTCCTGTTTAATCATAAATTTGTATTAAAAAAACGCCCTGTGGCGTGGTTTTAACTAATAACTGATAATTGATAACTGATAACTGCTTTTAAGAAAACCCTTCCCCCATAAACTCTTTAGCTATATCCCCATACTCTTGCTGATAATCATTAGCGGCATTTTGCATAAAGTTTCTAGCCTCGATATGCCTTGTCCCTAGCTCCACAAAAGGGGCATAATGTGCCGAATTGCCAACAACAACTTCTCTGTTTGGAGTGTCCATTTGGTGGGTCTGGCTTGCACGTAACAGCCCTGTGCGTTTGTAGCCGCTGTCTGATGTGGGCTGGTGGTAGATTGTGGCATCCATTTCCTTCATGGTGTTTGAGGTGTATTGCAAACCCACAGCTTGCAGGGTTTTGGAAATGTTTTGGTTATGTTGGCTTAAAACAGCCCTTTTGTTTGATTTAAAATCCATGGCTCACCCCTTTTGTCTGTAATAAAAAACCGCCCATAGGCGGGTTTTTGGTTTATGCTATAGGTTCAATTGATACAATTTCATCCTCATACAATTCAAATGTGGTCGAGCCAACACGAACACCCATACTGGCAACGCCTGGTTTGTTGGCGGCATCCTCATTGTCAAGCTCGGATGTGTAATCTGTGGCAACTCCCTCAAAAATCTGGTTGTCATCCAAGACAACCCTAACGTTTTTATCTACTGCTTCCCACATTGCAATCATAAACCCTTACCTCCTTCTGGACGGTACTATATGCGTCCCCCTCTTTCCGTAGTGAATAGCAAAAGTGTTTGTTGGTGTTTGCACTCCAGTTATGCCATCAACATGAATACCAACATCCTCACCCAAAGTTATAAATTCCTTGTTTGTCCAGTTGCCCCTGCGGTCTAACTTAAAATCACCTGTACCATGATATATATTAACCAAACTTTGAGCTGTGTCCATATCTCCAAGAATAAGACTGCGACCGCCAGTATCTGTGGTGTTGTTGCCAAGGTGTTTCTTTTGGTTGCCAACATTAAGGTTTTTGTTGGCGGCATCAGACCGCACAAAGGCACGTGCCGCCTCTTTGGTTTCATTATACCGTAGTTCACGAGCATTGTCAACCCCTGCATTTGCCATCATCAAATCATGCTGGGTGGCGGTGCGATTAATCCCAACAACTCTATAAGAATGACTACAACGACAATTTATAATATTGGCAGCACTTCCATTGGGGTCAAGAGGATACATCAAAGCCTCGCCACTAATTATAAAGTGCTTATCCCTTGGGGCTGTTACACCGTGGGCTTTTACATGGTCGGCAGTTTCTGATTGCCTTGTAAACTCGTCAAGGGCAGAGTGCCAGACTTTTTCAAGCTCTATACCATGCTCATTTGCCGCCTGTTCTGCCGCTAGGTACGCACCTTGGTTTAAGGCTCGCAGGGTTTCTGTTCTCGATATTCTCATGGCTTGCTTACGGCTGGACTGGGTGATAGCTCTAAGGCGTGTGGCAATGGACGGCATACCCTCGCCAAGTACAAGGGCTTCAGCAAGGGCACTTCTAAGCCGTCTGGCTATAACTGTATCATCACCAAGCCGACCCATTGCTTTATTGTAATAATACTGCCCCTTTAGCCTGTCCTGTCTAACCCTACTATCCCACACCCGCCTGTTGGCTGGTTGCCATTGCTGGCGGTAGCCAACTTGTGAAAAAGCTTCAGCACCCTCAAAAATTTCTGGGTTAAAAATAGCGTTTAAGGCTTGTCGGTTATACATTGTCCAGTTGACACGCTGACCTATGCCACCACCAAGCTGCCGCACTTGCCCCTGTATGTCTGTGACTGTATCAGTATAACCCCTTGTAAAAGCATTAAGGGCTTCACTGTTTATCATCTGCCCCGCTATCACATTTACATTTGCAATCTCTGTGCTGATGCTGCTTACCATTTCAGCAGTACGCCCTCGCTGGAAGGCGAGGTAACGGGCGTGGTTGGCATCTGTTGGGGTTGTGGTTAAAAACCTTTCGAGTGCCTTTTGTTCACGTTCAAAAGCGGTCTGCAGGGCGTTGTTATAAACGGTGTTTAAACGCCGTTCTAATTGTGCTAGGCGGTGGGTGGTTTCCCTGTCCATAGTCTATCACTCCCCATCAGCACTATTAGACCCTAAAGCTCCAGCTTTTTCAATAACCTTTTTAAGTATTGAGATAAGCCTTATAACTTCATCTTTATTTTTAATCTCTGGCATATCGCCCATGCCATCCATGCCCACATCAAAAGTCCAGCTGGCATCAAGTATCCGCTCTAACATCTCGGGGGATATTAGCGGCTCAAGTTCTAACAGCACTTCTTTGGCTTCTGGAACACGGTCGATTAGAGCAACAATCCGCTTGCTAATCTCGTCATCATTGGAAACCGTATGATGTTTAAACTCAACACGGCGGCTGGTAAAACCTGCCACTTTCAAAAGCCCTCTGATAAACTCCCTAGCATAACGCTCCACCCCAGCAATCTTTACATTTTCACTGGATTGGTTTGTTTTGATTGCCACATTGGTAAGTGAGCCGCCAACAATGCTTGCAGGGTGCATTATCTGGGCATCACGATAAATTTCACGCTCTAACTGCTCAAGGTTTGCCATGTGGGACTCGAAGGGTATGTCTAGGATTTTTGCATCAACATTCACATCATCGGCATAATCTGGTGCTAAGATGCCAGTATCTTTTGCGGTTTTGATAAGATTTTGAAGTGCTTCCGCATCACCGCCAAGCCCTTGTATAATCCAATACAAAAACCGTTTTGCCAGTATGTCATCACCATAACTTGTCCAAAGAGCATCATACAAGTTAATCTTGCTTTTAATTGCAGGGGTGTTTTCGCTGGATTTATTGGCATTTACATACATGGGGATAATGGGCAACACTCCAAAGTTTTCACCACCAACAAGTCTGTCTGCCCCTGCTTGGTTTGTATATCTATGTTGTATGTAGGGTGCTTTGGGTATTGTTATGGTTTCGGTGCTTGACTTACTCTCCAATCGCCACTCTTGCCATCCATCCACCTCGAACAATTGAAAAACTTGTGTGCCATCTGCTTCAGTCCAAAATCTAAGCCCTGCCAGATATTTGCTTGTATTTCTGCATGCAAACCACATAAATTCCGTTGCCTTGAACATCTGTAACGACTCTCCACCCCAGAAACCATAACATACCCCATGCACCGCTGCAAAAGTTGCAATGTCTTTGGCTGTGTTTTGGAAGTCATCTCCACCCAACTTGTTATAGATACTTTCCTGTCCATTTTCTACCGTGTCGAAGTTTACAGGATAAAACCACAGGCGATTGACTACGTGAGTTACAATCAACTTCAAAAATTCACTGCTTACTTTTATTTTTCGCAGGTCATTTCCTCCAATATCCACATCCTTGGCAACCTGTGATAAAAATGGATTTTCACCACCGAAATATTTATCGTTTTCCTGCATGGTAAGGTATTCTTTCGAGGACACATAACTTGCCACGGTAGATTTAGCAAATGTCGTTAGTGTACCTGTTCGCATTGCCTCTTGTAGGGCTTGGTAGTTTTTCAAAAATTCTCACCTCCTTATGGTCGTAGTGTGGGGCGGGTCATAACGTCCAATGCCTCCCCCGCCGTTTAGCAGTTAGCTAAGGTCACGCCCCCAGAGCTTGGATTTATTCGCTTGACGTAAAATCTTTTGAGTAAACACAAAATACCTCATAGCATCCATGCAATGGTCATCTTCCTTAATGGGTTTATCGCTATCCACGGATTTTTCGTTCCAGCGATACATCCCCATTTCTTTAATGGTATGGGTGCAGTTTGCACAAATTTTAACAAGTCCTGTCCTCAAAGCTTCGCTTACATCATTTATCCCAGCCAGCACGTCCTTTTTGGCTTTCCTAACAAAAAAACGCTTACTTTTTCGCACTTGTGCGACAAATCCAGCATCCTCTGGGTCAATAATTACACTCTCAATCTTACGACCACCAGCCAACTTTATCAGCTCTTTGTCGTATTCAACCGCTGTTTTTAGGAAGTTTTCATAACGACCGCTATGGTAAAATTCGTCTATAAGGTAATAAACCCCATTTGCAAGTCCCCACAACTGAGCTACAAAAGCGTTATATGTACCAGGGTCAACACTAATCCAAAACTTTTCATAAGGGCGCGCGATATTAGGCACAACATGAAAATCTTTGTTAAACATGGGGTAGACAAGACCTTCCAAGGCAATGCGTTTGCCGAGTATATCCCGCCTGTATCTTGCCGAGGCTTTGTCGTAACCCTCTAAAGCGGACAAGACCTGCTCCTGTGTCAAGCTCATGTTGTCAAAGATATTAAAGTGTCCGTAGTTAAGCCCGAAGTTTGGGTTCTCGGCTTGCTTTTGTTCCCATACATTCAAAATATTTGTGTAAAACCAATGCCCCTCTGGTTTTGGGTTAAGGTCAAAGAAAAACTTTGGGCTGCTACTTGCCAGCAATCTTTGGACTGCCATCTCCACCGCATCTGGGTGGCAACGGTTCACCTCTGTAATATAAACCATACCAGCAGACATACCAGCGATATTATCAGCAGACTTGCTGTTGCCAAGCCCCGCAATGATTATGATTTTTTCACCAGTTACCGTTTTTACAAACAAGGCAGGGTTTGAATTGTGCTTGCCGCGCCTACAGCGACCGTAAAAGTAATTCTCCACCCCATAACCATTAGCTTCAATAATAGCAGTTTCTGCCGCGCCCACGTCATACCCGCCCACTAGATGAATTTTGTCGGGATGGTCTTCTAAGGCAAGACAAAAAGCAAGGGCGTTTGTGATGTTTTTGCCACCACGAACACCGCCCTCTGCCACGTTGTAGCGGCTGGTAAATGACCTTTGTATATATTCGTGTTGGTTTATAGAGGGTGGGGCTGGTATATTCAAGGTCATTCACCTCCTTTAAAATGTGGCTCATAATCTATTGTTGTCCGTGACTACTCAGTCTGGTTATTCGTCCTTATGCCTTGGCAAGGGATTGGTGATAACCTTTCTAAACTCAGTAAAAAGCCCCAGCAGTCGCTTAGAGCCAATATCATCACCCATGTCTAACTGCTCTGGGTCAATACCATAACGCTTCATAAGCACCCTGCCAGCTTTTGCTTTGGCTTTTTCATTGGGGGCTTGGATAAATTCCGTGATACACTTCAAAAATCGGTCGTAGCCTTTTTCAATATCTTTTTTAATGTTGGCATACACCCTGTCCTTGTAGGCTTTGGTGCGGCTGATTGTTGCAATCAATTCCACGGCTTTTGCATCAGTTATATCCTCATAGTCGGCTGTTATGATTTTTTCTGTCAAGCCAGCTATCGCCATTTGCAAAGCGACCTCATTTAGGTTCTCATCTGGGTTTTGTTGCGCAAAGCGTATAACTTCACGGGTCATTTCTATGGTTTCGTGCATCCTAAGTGCCATTTTTTTGGTACGCATGGCATAACGCCCCACAGAAGATAAGCTTATCTGAAGGGGTTCGTCATCCAGCGTTGTCCCTGCTTTGATAAGTTCTTTATTAAGCCATTCAGTTATCTTTTTGTAGGTGTTGCTGGGGTCGGAAAGTTTGGCATCCAGTTTTTCCTTTAACTTGGGGCTAATATGGTCAATTTTGCGGTTGGTGCGGTATTTCTTAAAGGTGTTGCCACTACCAGCACGACCACCAGAATTACCAGCGTGACCGCCCGCCGCACCAGCCCCTTTGTTGCTGGCGGTCTTGCCATTACCCTTGACATTGGTGGTTGCCTTGCCCTTGCCTTTGTTGCTTGCGGCAGTTTTGCCCTTGTTTTCCCCTTGTTTAGCGTTGTTTTTATTTGCCACGGCTCAAATCCCCCCTTTCGTGAACGGGTGTTATTTTTTTCACGGACAAGCTAAGTCCTAAAAATACTCTAAAAATAAAAAGCCACAAACATTTAATAAATACGCTCATGGCTAAGTGTAGCAACATCCCTGTGGTGTTGGCTTTTTAGAATTGCCTTTTCAATTTCATTACATCCAAGCCGACCAGTTGTCCGCTTTTGTTCCATCCAGTTCCTTTGATAGCTTTTGCGGTGGTTTCGCTTGCTAGACTGCCGCCTTGCTTTTTCTATGATATAATCGGGATGAGAGCGGAGATATTTGCCCACGGTTTTAACTGACAATCCCATGCTTACAGATATTTCTTTTATGGTCTTTTTATCAACAAAAAATAGCCTTTCGGCTTGGGATTTTTTATTAACCTTGCTTTCCACTATCCCGCCCCCCCTTTTCTATTTTTGTTTTTTTATAGTTAAAGATTTCCAAATTTCTCTGATACGGTTCTTAGATTGCCTTGAAATGTGCAAAAGTTCCCTTTTTTGTCAACGCCACATGGGCGTGACGAATTATTTTCAAGCCAAATGTTCTTGAAAATATATTTTTTTACACTTTCTGCGGTTGTTGCCTTGAAAGTAATGTGCAAGGCAAGGCTTCAACAATGTTTCTGTCAAGCGCGGTTTCAAAAGCGAAGTGCTAGGCATGACCCGAAAAGTAAAGAGCCAGCAAGATAACCCCGCTGGCTTTATTATATATTACTTTATAGGCTATTTACAGCAAACCATTTTGCAAAAGATGAAATGGATAAATTTGGCATAGCTATATCTATTGCAGTTACAGCATCTCATCAATACCAATCTGCCCCTCCATGGGCTGGCTTGCTTTTTTACCACCCCTGCCATTAACTATAGAATTTATGTAATACTCGCTATAACCATATCGCAATGCTAATGTCATGGTGTTGTACCCATTAAATTCTGCCTTTATGGTTTCATGCAGTTTTTGGGTGCGTATATGGTCAAGGCTTGTGAAATAGATGTGTTCCCCAGCATATATGCGGCATAACTTCACGGCTTTGGAGTAACTTATGCACTCACTGATAATGTCAAAGGCTTTTGTTTCTTCAAGACTTCCGCGTTTGAAATATACTCTAATGCCGCTGATGGCGTTTGATAGCTTTATAATCTCATCCACAGTTAGGACTTCCAGCAATGCACTATATGGCTGGGGTATGTCATCGGCAGTTATGAGGTTGTGGGGGTTTGGGTTTGTGCTGGGGTTTGTGCGATTATCGTGCCTGTTAGGGTTACTTGGGTTGTTGTGGCTGTTGACGTTACTGTGGTTGCTGGGTTTATTATAGGTATTGCGCATAAGTCACCTCCGCTCTGTGATTTTGGGTAGTTGTTTATCTTGGGCTTAGATGTGTGGTGGGTTGGTGGTCGCTGATGGACGGCGGCGGTGCTTACTGCCGCATGGTCAACCGCACCGTTTCAGAAACAAAAATCCCATTTTTAATATCTCGCTTCACTTGCATTGCCTCATCTTGGGAGAAGTATTTGCGTATTCGTTCCCAGTTTTTGATTTGACTGATGAAATATAGCTCCTCGTCAATCTCGCTTTCAAGAGCCACGCCCAAAACACCTTCAAAAAGCTCTTTGTCCTTGTCATATTCGCCTTTTAGTTTTTTGATGAGAAGATTTAGGTTGTCTTTGGTAGGGGTGTATGCTTTGTTTCCAAAGGTCAACCCTTTAGACAAAAGGTCTGCCAAAGTCATTTCCGATATGTAGTCCCCAAGATACAAACTAGCCAAGGCTCTGCCAAAGTCTGCCGCAACCGAGTGGGCGGGGTCTTTAGTTTTAATCTCATCTTGCCACCGCTCGCTTACGATTTTCCTAAGATTGTCGGCATTGTGGACTTTAAGGCTTCTTGTCATTCCGACAGTAATGCTGGCACGGTTGCCCTTGAAGGTGGTGTGCTTGATTTTTTTGTCCTCGAGCTGACGAAGTCCACGGCTCATAAGCTCAGTTTCTAGCTTGTTTATTTCATGGTCAAAAACTTTGCATATCTCTTCCTTTTTGTCCTTTAAATCAGCAAGAGCGTCCACCAACCAAACGACATTTGTATCCTGTGTGTCCATGGCAGCGACCTTTTCTAATAATGTTGCCTCTGTACTTGCATCAAACATAATTGCCATAATATCCTCCTATGTGGCTGATACAGCCATTTTATTTTTATTTTGTTGTCTTGGCTGGGTGTTACTGGTTTTCTTGTAGGCTTGTGCCTTTGGCTCACACTCGCCCTGCTTGGGTTGTTTGGGTTGCTTAGACTGCTTAACTTTCAGCTTTTTCAAAGTTTCAATAAACGCCCAAGCCCCTTCTTTATCCAGCCACTTGTATGCGCTAACCTTGTATTGCTTTTCACAAAGCCCATTTAACCGCTTGTCCAACAAGCCTTTTTGATAATTACCATTATCATCTTTATCCCAATCCATAGCATAACCAAGGGCAACAATCTTTTTAAGTTGGGCAGCAGATGCCCCACGCTCCCCAAGGTCTGTGGTGTCTTTTTGCAATTTTAGATAATCCACAACTGCCCTAAGCTCGGTATCAGTGCAAAGTTTCATGCTATCTTTCTGGGTTTCACGCCATAAAACTGCATATAGTTCCTCTTTGTCAATGCCTAGCTCCTTGGCAAAGCCATAGATTTGGCGGTATATTTTATTTCTGTCCATAAGCACCACCCTCAAGCTCAAAATCAAGGTCGTTTTTGGTATTACCGCCAGTACCTAAACCTTTTTCGCTGCCATCACCCAAACCCCTTTCAATCTCTTCCATATTGACTCTAAGTCTGTCACGGCTTTCGCGTTTAGCCCTCGCAATGGCGTTTTGTTTTCTTCTTTCGCATTGGGCTTTTCGGTTTATTTCTTGGTTCATAACCCATTTATCCCATGCCTTGCCCACCTCTAAAGATGCAAGAGCCAAAGCCATCCCAAAAAGTAGAATAAGCCACTCCCCACCATAAGCCAGATAACCCCTCGCATGGTATGAGTAAGTAACAGCCATAGGGGTTAGCACCCAAGAAGCCAGAACAAATAGCCCTGCTGCAATGTGTCTTAGTTTTATTTTCATATGTAATCCTCGCTTTCATAAAATACTTATAAATGATGTGTAAATGCCATATATACGGCTTAAAAATGGTTTGCAATGCGTGGCTTGTATTTGTCGTCCGCCTTAAAAGCCCCGCATAAACACGGTATAAACGCCATTTAACACGCATTTTAATCCATTTCAAAGAACATTTTTTACAAAAGAGCCAAAAATTCATTGATTTTCGGCTCTTGTTTTGGTAAAATATAAATATGTTTCGATACAATTTCAAGTTAAGTGGGTCTTATGGTTACGACACCAATGTTTCACGCTATCCCCATAGCGGTTTGTGGTGTTTGCTGTGCTATGCCAGTATCCCCATACTGGCGGCAATAACCTGTAGACCCTCTTTGCTTGTATTGCCGTTGTTGCTGGCATTAATAAACACATTTATTGCACCTCGCAAGCCGTACTTGCTTTTGGCAATGGATAAAATAAATTTGCTGGCATCATCTTCAAGGCGGTCTGTAAAAACTGATTTAATATCACCTGCCCCAAAGTTATCAGTAAGCACACACAATTTCATTCCTATTCTTGAAAACAACTGGGCAAACTCGGCTTGTTGCTTGCCTAAGAGCTTGCTGTAAACTTTGTCATTGCCTATTAGCACAATGGCTGTTTGGGTTTCATCATTAAGGCTACGCACTAATTCAAGAGATTTTAGGACAAGGTGCTGGGCTTCATCAATGATAATGGTCTTTGATGTGGTTGCCAGTTTTTCTACAACCTCGCTGTAAATATCGTCAAGTTGTCCTGTCCTTGTGGTTTTAAGCTCTTTTGCCAGTTTCTTAAAAAATGGCTTTGGGTTGCAGTTTGCAACTGTAGCAGTTATATAGATGACATCTGTTTTGTCCTTTGCCCATTCTCTGGTGGTGGCAGTCTTGCCAACCCCAGCATCACCATATATACAGCCAATGATATTTTGAGTGCGGCAGTAGTTAAGGGTATCAGCAACACGTTTACTTATGCCAGTTTCTGCAAAGGCAATTCCATCAATGGTGGCTTGTTCCGACCGCTCGCCCTGCTTATCAAAGAAGTTGGCAATGGGTAGCTCCACCTTTTCGTTGTTGCCTTTGTACTTGTCCCCAAGCCATGATGATAGCGCACCAGTATTAACGCCAGCCAAGTTTGCAAATTTTGATTGGCTAATTGCATTTTCCTCAATGTAGGATTTAACCTTTTCTCTTAGGTTCATAACATACCCTCCTGTTTCTTTTGTTTATAATTTATAACTTTGTTTTCTAGCTTTTGATTTAGCGGCATTTTCTGCCATAAGTCCAATATCTACCTTGTCCCAGTCATCAATTCCCACAACTTTCTGGGGTTTTGAAAATTCAAGGGGTTGATAGATGTAGTCAGCAGTTTCGCTATATTCTGCCATATCTGCCATACGTTCCAAAGCGACTTCTTGAATAACGTCCATAGCTGGCTTGACTTTGATATTACTTTTATGCCGCCCCATAAAGTCCGTAACAACCTGTTTCTGCGCTTTTTTATTGCGGTTAAGCTCTTTTATGGCTTCGGTGGTTTTGGAAGTTTCACCATCCACACCGTCCGCATCAGTAACACCAAAGTTATAATCACCCTTAACAACCATAGCAGCTTCGCAGATATAACGCTCTTTATTGTCGTAAATATGAGCAACAGTCAAGTCATCTGGATTATACCGCACATATACCTTGTGCTTCATATACTGGGTAACAAGCTCGGTGGAGTAGAACCAAACCTTTTCACCACTAATATCAACATACACGCCATTACGCTTAACTTCTTGAAGCTTGCCGCTTCTTAGCATTAGAAGGTCAAGCTGTTCTTTGGTGGCAGTTTTCTTAATAACAAGGTTTTGTTGCCAACAATCATTTGGACTTAAACCCTTTAACCCTTTGGCATTGCTGGGTTGGTTGTTATAATAACCTTCGATATAGGCTTCCAGCCGGCTTTGTACCTCAGAAAATAGAGGCGTGTTGTCTTTTTTGCGTAAATCCCCTCGCATACGCTCTGGGCGGTCAGCGGGTGTGCCGCCAAGATATGTTCCCACAAACTTTGAAAAGTTACGGCATATCTCTCCAAAAAACCGCTCTATTGCCTTGGCTTTGGCATTCGCCACTTGGCTATTGTGCATTACAACCCCCAAGCGTGATAGGATGCTCTCCCCGACCTCTGCCATGGTTTTCTGGCTAGATTTACGCCTACCGCGCCCACCAAAGTCATGGGTTGCAAACTCCCGACCATTATCGGCATAGAATATGCTGGGTATGCCGTACTTGGAAACCGCTTTTCTAAAGGCGATAACCACCCCATCACTATCAGCAGACTTACGAAGTGACATACCAACAATCTTGCGGCTTCTAACGTCAATCCATGCACACAAGTATGGGCGGAATACACTTCCTGTTTTGTCGCACTTTACAGAAAAGTCTAGCGTGTGATAATCAGCAGACCAAACCTCATTACTGTCAAGACCTTCATAATCTCGCTCTAAATATGGCTCACAATCATCAGAATAAGCTTTATTGCCGTATCTGTAGAATTGCACAACAGGATGGGGTAGTTTTTTAACTTGCCTATATACAGCGGACACATCTGGCAAAGGCAACAATTCCAAAAGCTCTGGGTGCTTTCTACCTTCCAACCGCAGGAAGTCCCCCACAATTTTATAACACACAGTCACCGATGGGCGAGCCTCGTCAAGCCAATATTGCAAAAATGCACTCCACGCAATCTCATTAAGCACGGTTGACCCCTTCAATTTGTTTTGCAACCTTAAATCAGCCAGTCCAACCGCCCCCATTTCTCTATAATCCTTCACCTTGCGGCGTAAGGTTCGCTCTGATATAGAGCGGTCGGGGTATCTCTCTGTAAGTGTTGCCACAAAGTCCTTGGTGGCGGTGGTTGTGTTTTTATAGCAGTTTGATATGTAAAGGTTGTAATCTTTAATTATGGCAAGCCAGAAATCTACGTCTGCGCGTTGGGTGGCGGTTAAGCCTGTTAGGGTTAGGTCACCGACTGCTTCTTTGCGGGTTGGGACAATTGACCCACTAGCCTTCCTGCTGGGCGCGGATGGGGTGGTTTGTCCGCCGTCTACACCATAACCTACCGACCCCGCATTAACAGCACCACCATCACCAACACCCGCACCCGCCAACAATTCTCCTGCTTTTTGGCGTTGTTGCTCGTAGTATTTGCGCCTAGCTTTGTCGGATAGTTGGTCAAGGGATATGCGGTATTCGTAGCCACGCCGACCGTTGCTTGTTTCAGATTTTATAGCTTGAATTTTGTTGGTTTCAACACGCCTTAAAATAGAAGTGCGGTGGACACCTTCAAGCTCTGCCACTTCAGTCATTGTTAGTAACGCCACGGCAGCCATACGCCACCTCCTTTCTTTTGTTGCGGCAGGGGTTGTGACCTGCTCTCCCGCATTACCACGCCCGAAGGCGTGTCACTCTGCGTTTCCCTCTATCCATCCACCCCAGCTTGTGGTATAATGCACTTGTGAGAATACAGGTCACAAGCCGAGGGGGTGAAAATATGAGGGCAAGAATTTCAGTTGCCGAAGGTAAAGAGTGGCAATATTTGGGCGAGTACGACCTAGAGAGGATACCGAACGTAGGTGAGCGGTTTTCAAAAGGCGGTAACGACCATTACAAAGTGGTTCAGATACATACCAACATCGGATTTAACCAACCATCATACTACAGCATTTACGCCATAAAAGCTAATTCTGCAGAATTTCTGGAATATCTGCAACTATAACACCCGCACCTCTTGGAATGCTCCGCCATAAGGCTCTAACCGCTTTACCCAGTATTTTTCGTGGAGCAACCCCTTGTTGGAGTAAATCTCGGGCAAGTGGGTTAAAAACTCCACGCCCCTTTCTTTTGTAGCTTGGCTTACAGGGCAGCAAACGAAGTAATCGTCATTTGCAAAAATCACCTTATAATCCGACTTACCCGCAAGCTCAAACATATCTCCCTTTTCAAACAATCGCATAATATCCCCCCTCAAATGCGTATAAATTAGTGCGGGGCTTGTGACCCGCCATGCCGCATTACCAGCCCAAAGGGCTGTCACTCTGCGTTTAATTTCTCTAAAACCCTTGTGGTTTTGATGAAAATGTGTTATAATTACCCATAAATCTTTAGGGGGGTTAAATTGTGTCCAATAAAGCCATTGATGCCGAAGCCTATAAAAAACACTTGCTATCCAGTCCTTTGTTTGAGGTAATCGCCAACAAGATGTATGGCAATGATTATCTCGCTCTTGCTCTCCTTTTCACTCTATCCGAGAAAGGCATTGTTGACCCGCTCGAGGTTAATGAAAGATACGACCAAATATTAAGGGCAAGGTTGACGGAAAGTTTAGAGATGGAGATAGATGGAGAACTCACAGCACCAGATGAATTTATGGTTGATGAAGATGACCAGAGTGAATAATTTTTTCTTTGTAAAAAACCTGCACTAAGTCACCATCACAACCAACACCAACATCAAAGCCGAGGTATAACAAAAGCTCACTATGCCAGTACCAACGACCATCAATTCTGATGCCGTTCCTACCAACTCTTTGCTGTAGCCTATTCATAAGACACCTCCTTAAATTTTAGTAACAGGGTCTGCCACTCTGCGTTTATCAAGAAGGTGCACCTACCTCAAACCCTCAATCTCATCAACAATACCTCGCCTCACGGCTTCTTGGAGCAGAGCGGTTGCAATTGTATGATGATGACTTGATTGTTCTGCGGGTGGTAGGTCGTAAGGTTTTTTGATAACTTCTAAATAATCCACAGCCAACTTCTCATTGGTAAGATGCGGCGCAAGGTCTGCATACATCCAAGCTGTTTCAAAGGTGTTTGTGGCTAATAAACATATAGGTTTTGTATTCACCAGTTTTGTTAGGTCAAATGTTTTCATAGGGTTGTACCCCTTTCTAATATAAGAAGCAAGTCCGTTTCATCTAAACCCAGTATCTCGTTAATCTTATCACGGTATTTTGGTAATGCTCGTGTACCTCGGACAATATCGCTTATTCGTTTGGGGTCAAGCCCAACTTTTTTTGCCAAATCTTTTTGGCTCATCCTCATATCAATCAGCCGCTTTTGCAACATAATTCCGTATGCTTGGTCTTGCTGTTTCGTAGTTGTCACCCTCATCCCTCCATTTTTTATAATTTTGGTATTTACATTTATGGGTTGTTTTTGGTATAATGGGAATAATCCCAGTTGGGGGATTTCCCATTAAATATATTATACTTCATTTTCGTGAAGTAGTCAAGCACTTTTTTCATTTTTTTGAAGTATTTTTGTAGGGGGTTGCTATGGAGTTTGTGGAAAGACTAAATAAATTACTTCTTGAACACGAAGTAACCGCATACACCTTGGCAAAGGATGCGGATTTTTCGGAAAGTCTTGTTACTAAATGGAAAAAAGACCCAAACACAAGACCCTCCACCGAAGTGGCTATTAAGATTGCGGATTACTTCAATATTAGCTTAGACTGGCTTTTACGTGGAATTAGTGAAGAAAATAAGGGTGTAAACAGTACACTCAACGACCTTGAACAACATGAAGCACAGTTATTAGAATATTTTAGAAGATTACCAGATGACGAAAAATATATGACCATTGGCAACATCCAAGGCAAAGTCGAGGTATACTCTGCCTTGGCGAACCACTCAACCGCCCTAAAAGAGGAGTACGCAGAAGAGAGCTACATATATATGAAGGTTTTCGCTAATCCAGCCGCTGCTGGCATTGGAGGTTACTTTAGTGACCACTTAGACTATGAAGAAATCAGGGTTAAGACATCCGAAGTTCACCCAAGAGCTGATTTCGGGATTAGAATTGATGGGGATAGTATGCAACCAGATATTTTAGATAAATCAATAGTGTGGGTTAAAGAACAAAGGCAAATAGAAAATGGACAAGTAGGAATTTTTATGTTGGAAGAGGAAGCCTACTGCAAAAAATTAAAAATTGATTATAACAACAAAGGCGAACGTACAGTCCAATTGGTTTCTACAAACCCAAAATACAAACCAATAAAGATTGATGAACATTCGGGGCTTGTGACCGTGGGCTTAGTGCTGCCAAAACTAAAAACACACTAGGAAATTTTGCAAACGCACTTTACGCACTTTGACCCAGCATAAAACGCACTCTGTACACTTTGGATTTTGCGGGGTGCTTTTTTAATTCTCAAAAACTCCTTAAACATTTTCACCCCAAACCCACCCGCCACAAATCCCAGTTAAACGCCATTCACAGCCCAACCTTAAAAATCCACCCCCGCCTTAAA